CTAAACGATTATTTTATAACTGCTGAGATTGAAGATATTTCTACAGCTTCATCAACTTTTGTTGCTATCCCTGATGGTGGAAAAGTAGTTAAAATTTTAACTGCTTTACAAGGTGCTATTTCAGGTGATGATGCTGCAATTACTTTTGAAGTAGGTGGTACTGCTATGACTAACTCTGCGATTACTGTAGAGTATGATGGTTCAGCTGCAGGTGATGTAGATTCATCTGAGCCAAGTGCTGCTAATAGAGTTGAAGAAGGTGGAACTATCGAAATGATTACAGATGGTGGTTCAACTGGAACTGCAAAACTTCTTGTCACTTTTGTAATAAGAAGATAATATTAATTTGAGGGGGATCTTGCCTAGCCGGTACTTCCCCCTCCCCTAATTTTAAGGAGAATATAATGGCTATGAATTATGCTTTAAAACCTACTACACACCAAAGTTTAACAGCTTCTGGTTCATCTGTAGCATCAGCTGCATTTGGTTCACAAACTGAATATGTAAGAATAGCAACACCTGCTGATATTCATATTTTATTTGGTGCATCACCAACAGCTTCTGCGACTGCTGGATCTGCAAGTATTTTTGTACCTGCTGACCAACCTGAAATTTTTAAAGTTTCACCTGGTGAAAAAGTTGCTGTGATAGGTACTGCTGAAGTTTCAGTTACTGAAATGTCTAGCTAGGAATGGCTAAACAAAAGTTTACGCATTTTGTTCCAAGACCTAAACCAAAAAAAAGACCTGGTAAACACAAAAAATCTCAGAACAAAAATGAGAAACGACAGAAGAAACAAACTAGATATAAAGGTCAAGGCAGATGAAAAAAGATATTGAAATAGATGGTTTAAAAAAAACTACCTACATGAAAGATGACATGGAAGGTAAGATTGTAACCAAAGAAGAAGTCAATATTACACCTCACTTGCAACACAATAAAAGATTATTAACCCTAAATGATGGGTATAATAAAACTAGGGATATGAAAAGAGTAGCAAGTATTCCAACTATTGCTTTGCAAGTTTGGGCAAAAGAATATAATGGTAGTAATAACTGGTTTGGACTACCAAAAGATGTTCAAAAAAATATATTAAAAAAGAAATTAAACTCAAGTGAGTTTAGATACTTTAGAACTGCAGAAGGTAAATTATAATGGCATTAAATACATACTCAGCTTTAAAAACATCAATCGCTAATTGGTTAAATAGATCAGATTTAACATCAGAAATATCTGGTGATTTTATTGTTCTTGCAGAAAAAGATTTTAATTCAAAATTAAGAATTAGAAAAATGATTACAACTGACAGTTCATTTACAATTGATTCTGAAACAGTTGCACTTCCTACAGGATTTTTACAAGTAAGAGATTTCTTTATTGTAAATGGTGGAACTAAATATGCTTTAAATTATATTACCCCTGCTCAAATGGATCAAATCAAAGGTGGTTCAATGTCTGGACAACCAAGTACCTATACAATCATTGGAGATAATTTTAGATTTGCACCAAGTCCTGCAAGTTCATACACAGGCACAATAAATTATTACAAGGAGTTTGATCCTTTATCAGATTCAAATACTACAAATTATATTTTATCAAATCACCCAGCTATATATTTATATGGTTCATTATATCATGCTGCTAACTTTTTAGGTGGAATTGAACCTAACCAAGCAGGTCAATGGGAGAAGATGTATCAAACTGCACTAGAAAGACTTGAGAGAAATGACAGAGAAGACCAATATGGAAATGCACCTTTACAACAAAGATCAGATGTAACTGTTGGAGCTGCCTTTACTGATAGCTCAAGAATTTCTATAACAAATAATACTTAGGTTAATAAATGCAAATACCTTTTGGAGAATGGCTACCGGATCAACCAGAGCATCTTAATCCAGGTGCAAATGTTGCGAACAATGTGTATTTTGCAAGACAATCTTATAAACGATTTCCTTCATTAGTTAATTATTCATCAAATAATATTGGTGCTGATAGTAGAGGTGCAGGTTCATTTAGAGATAATTCTAATACTGTATTTAACTTTGTTGCAACTAATACAGACTTATACCAATTAGATGGAGGAACTTTTACTTCAAGAAAAGGAAGTTTAACAGGAACGAATACAGACTTTTGGACATTCACTCAATTTGGTAATTATGTAATTGCAAGTAATGGTGTTGATGCACCTCAATATTATTTAATGGGTACATCTACTAACTTTGCAGATTTATCTTCTATTGCTACATCAGGTACTGTACCAACATTTAAAGTTTCAGGTGTTATAAGAGATTTCTTAGTAACTGGTAATCACACTAATAATTCAAATAGAATACAATGGTCTGGCATTAATGATATTACAACATGGGCAGCAGGAACTAAACAATCGGATAGTCAAGACTTACCTGGTTCAGGTGGACAGATAACTCATATTACCTCTGGAGAAATTTCTTATATCTTTAGACAAAATCAAATAGTTCGTATGGACTATGTTGGGGGTGCAACAGTATTTAGACTTTCAGTTATCTCACCTAATAGAGGTGCAGTATATGGTAGAACAGTTTGCCAAGATAATCGTAGAGTATTCTTTTATGCAGACGATGGATTTTTTGAAATTAATGGTGACCAAGTTATTCCAATCGGTGCAGAAAAAGTTAATAGACATTTTGATACTGATTTGAACAAAGCATTTAGTGATAGAATATGTGCTGCTGTAGATCCATTTAACCAGTTAGCATTATGGCTATATCCTTCAGCTAGTAATACATCTAATACAACTGGTATTTGTGATAAAGTTTTAATTTATAATTATGCAACTCAAAAATGGTCAACTGCAGATGCAAGTGCTAGTACGATATTCTCACAATTCGTTGGTGCATACACAGTTGAGTTAATGGATATTATTTCAGAAAACTTAGATAATATTAATATTGCTTTAGATACAGATTTTTGGAATGGTGGACAATTATTATTAGGTGCAATAGATAATAATTATAAAGCTGCTATTTTTTCAGGTACTGCAAATGAAGGTGAAATAGAAACTTCAGAATTAGAGTTGTTTCCTGGACTAAGATCGAATATAACAGGCATTAGACCAATAGTTGATGCTACAGCTTCTGTTACTATTAAAACTAGAGATAGATTAGCAGATGATGTAACTGAATCTAGCTCAGTGAGTATGAACTCTACAGGTATCAATCCAGTAAGACAATCTGGCAGATATGTTAAAATTAATGTTAAAATACCTAGTGGTGGAGTTTGGAAAGATGCTCAAGGAATTGACTTAGTTGCATCAAGAGGAGGGTTGCGATGACCGATAAAACTGATATAGATAATGTTAGATATTCAATGGAAACTCAAGAGTTCTTCCAAAGACAAATTGAAGAAGTTATTAATACATTGGTAAATGAAAAGAACCAAGAAAACAATAAAGCATATGCTTGGTTTATAGGAGATTAAAGTGGCAGGTATAAAAGATTATTCAACAACACAAGCAAACAACACATCATTAAATGGTATCTCAGTTGCAGAAGGGATGCTCCCTTCAAACTTAAATAATGCCATTAGAGCATTAATGAAAAATACTAGAGAATGGTTTAATGATTCTCAATGGGTTGAATATGGTGATGGCTCTGGTGCTTATACTGCAACTTACGCATCAGCTACTTCTTTTACAATTGCAGGTGTTGATGTTACTCCAATTTACCATGAAGGCAGAAGAATTAAATTAACTGCAACAACTCCTGGTACAATTTATGGAACAATTAGTTCTTCATCTTTTTCAACAGACACAACAATCAATGTAACATGGGATAGTGGTTCATTATCTAATGAAGCTATTTCAAATGTTTATATTGGTGCTTTATCTAAAACAAATAATTCTTTACCTACTGGTGTAATTGCAACTGCAACTTTAGCAGATGGTTCTGTTACTACAGTTAAAATAGCTGCTGATGCAGTTAATGGTTCTAAGATTGCAGATGACAGTATAGATTCAGAACATTATGTAGATGCAAGTATTGATACTCAGCATATTGCAGACTCACAAATCACAACTGCTAAAATAGCAAATGCAAATGTAACTACAGCTAAGATTGCTGCAGATGCAGTAGATGGAACTAAAATAGCTGATGATAGTATTGATAGTGTTCATTATGTAGATGGTAGTATTGATACACAACACATAGCTGATTCACAAATTACTACAGCTAAAATTGCTGATTCAAATGTTACCACAGCAAAGATAGCAGATTCAAATGTTACAACTGCTAAAATTGCAGACAGCAATATTACAACTGCAAAAATTAATG